AAAATACTGCACAAAGTGTTAATTATAAGTTAAAATCATTAAAACCAATAAAGGTGAAGGGTAAAACAAAAGCTCTTAAAATTTTTACTGTATAAAAACTATGGTTAATAAAAAAATGACAGTTAATGATGTTGCAGAAAGATTAACAAAACTTGAAACAATATCACATGAACGTTGGAAAACTGCCTTTAATGAATTTTCTGACATAAAACAACAAATCGGTCTTATCAATTCAACAATCAAAGCCACCACTTTTGGAGTGTTTGGTTTTCTTGGTGCAATAGGTATAGCAGTGTTAACGAGCATATTAATATGAAAGGATTACTTAAAAATATAGTTGGTGCTGTAGCTCCTACCTTGGGTTCTGCTATGGGTGGTCCGTTAGGCAATATGGCTATGGGAAAAATAGCACAAGTGCTTGGAGTATCAAACGACCAAAAATCTATACAACAAGCCATGCAAAATGCTACACCTGAACAAATGCTCGAACTTAAAAAAGCAGAACAAGAGTTTGAAGTACAAATGAAAGAATTAGATGTAGATGTATTTAAACTTGAAACACAAGACAAGCAACATGCTAGAGGTATGTTTAGCAAAGATTGGACTGCAAGAATTATAGGTTTATTCACAATAGGTGGTTTTCTTGGTTACATATTTTTAGTAACACTACAACCGCCAGAACAAAACAGCGAGGCATTAATTAATTTAGTGTTAGGTTATCTAGGAGGTTTAGCAAGTGCCATTATTTCGTTTTATTTCGGAGCATCTCACACAGGCGACAAAGAGTAAAAGTATGAAAACATCTAAAGATGGTATTAATCTAATAAAACACTTTGAAGGATGTCCCATGGAAGACGGAATGGTCGTTTCTTATAGATGCCCAGCAAACAAGCCAACCATAGGCTTTGGGAGCCTAAAGCTTATAGATGGTAGTCCTGTGCAAGACGGTATGACAATTACAAAACAAGAAGCAGAAGATTTATTGGCTCATGAACTTGAAGAATACGAAGGCTATATCAACGATATGGTTACAGTTGATTTAAAACAAAATGAGTTTGACGCACTTGTATCATGGGTATTTAATCTAGGTCCTTCAAATCTATCTTCTAGCACTTTGCTAAATAGGCTTAACAATAAAATGTGGGATGATGTACCAAATCAAATACAAAGATGGAATAAAGTTAACGGTGTGCCTAATGAAGGCCTAAAAAAAAGAAGAAAAGCTGAGGCGTTATTGTTCCAAGGACAAGAATGGGGTAAAGTCTAATTGACATGCTCATTTGTGGATGTTCATATATCTCCTCTCTCCGATGTAGCATGTTAGGAGAGTCAATTTTGTCCTCTAATTATACTTATTGGCTCTCCACCTTATGATTGATTTAGATAAAATTAAATCTTTTGACGCTTTATCTAGGGATGAGCAAGTAGAAGCTTTAACCCTTATTGATAAGTGGAAGAACCTAAATGCTAGAGACAAATGTAAATCTGACTTTTTAGAGTTTGTAAAACATCAATGGGATGGCTTTATCATGGGTAGACATCATAAAGTTCTCGCAAAAAAACTAAACCGTATAGCACAAGGCAAATGCAAAAGACTTATGGTTATGTTGCCACCCAGACATACCAAATCAGAGTTTGCATCTACATATTTTCCAGCGTGGATGATGGGACTAAATCCAAGTTTAAAAATAATACAAGCAACACACACGGCAGAACTAGCTGTGCGATTTGGTAGAAGAGTGCGTAATATTATAGATAGCGAAGAATATCAAACCATATTTCCTGATATAAATTTATCAGGTGATAACAAATCTGCTGGTAGATGGACTACAGATGATGGTGGAGAAGCTTTCTATTCAGGTGTTGGTGGTGCAATAACAGGACGTGGTGCTGATTTATTAATTATAGATGACCCTCATTCAGAACAAGATGCAATGTCGCCGACTGCAATGGATGCAGCTTGGGAGTGGTACACAAGTGGACCACGCCAAAGATTGCAGCCCGGCGGCACCATCGTTTTGGTTATGACTCGTTGGAGTACAAAAGATTTGGCTGGCAGATTGCTGAAAAGACAATCTGAAACACACGCAGACCAATGGGAGGTGGTT